ATGGTTTGGTTGGGATGTGTCTAAGGTTGGTCCTGTTGAAGATAAAAGTATCTATGACATGGCAAAATCTTTTGCAACGAGTGTAGGTAAGGGTGAGATCCAAGCTAAACACGGCTCAGAAGAAGCGGAATCTAAACAACCATACTAGAATCCTAGGTAGTGGGCGTCGAAGCGAGAGTGGATACGCCCACTTTTAAAGTTATGATAGAGAAGTTTAGAAAGATATTTACAGGTCTAGAGGAGAGGTTTGGCTATCACGTACTTGATCAAAGTAATGGTGATGGCAAAAAATCTGGCACATCATTTACGTCTTCATATGGACACACAGAAGAAATGTGGAAAGCACATTTAGAAGGAATAAAATTTGAAGTTAAAACTAAAAGTAAAACCATTCAAGCAGACAGTTTAGGTTTATGTCCAATAAAAAGCGACAGCACATGCATGTGGGGTGCTATAGATTTAGATGAATATAAACCAGATGTAAAAGAATTATATAAAAAAATAAAAAGTTTAAATGTTCCATTCATACCTTTTAAATCTAAAAGTGGTGGCATACACATATACATATTTTTAACTGACTCAGTTCCTGCTTTATTATTAAGAGAAAAACTACACAGCATTAAAAATATATTTGGTGATTGTAAACCTGATAAAATTTTTCCTGTGCAGAAATATTTAAATTTAGAAAAAGGATCCGCAGGTAGTTGGATAAACCTACCTTATCACAATGCTAAAAATACTATTCGTTATATGATAAAGGAAGATGGCAGTGCAGCATCCATTGAAGAATTTTTTGAACACTACGAAAAAAATAAAGTAACTCCCACACAACTTAAAAAATTAAAATCTAACATAGATGAAGGTGAAGTAGGTGACTGGTTTAAAGATGGTCCTCCTTGTATGCAAGCATTAGCTTCTTTTGGTGTTCCAAAAAGTCAAAGAAACGAAGTTTTGTTGGACATGACAAGATATGTCAAACAAAGATATCCAGAAGAATGGAAAGATAAAACCTTAGAGTACAATAAAAAATTTTTTGAACCAGTCGGTAAGGGCATGAGTTTTAGTGAAGTCAGCAACGTTATTGGTTCAAGAGATAAAAAAGATTATGTATATAGATGTGATCAAGATTGGTTAAAAAGTTTTTGTAACAAGGAAGAATGTATAAAAAGAAAGTTTGGTATCAGCGGAACTTTAAATAGTGAGTTAGTGTTAGGTCCTTTATCTTACGTAACATCTAATCCAAAAATTTGGTATCTTGGTTTTAATGGCGAAGAAGTAAGATTATCCTCAAAAGAATTAGTAAAACAAGATTTAGCAAGAGAAGCTGCTACAGAACAAACAGGTAAGACTCCTCCTAAAATAAAAAATTGGGACATGCAGTTAAGAGGGCTGCAAGAAAAAGCAACTGAGATAGATGCACCGGAAGAAAGTTTACCAACATTTAGATTAAAAAATAATTTAGAAAATTTTTGTTACAATACAAGAGTAAGTAAAGACAAAAAGAAAATATTAATAGGCAGACCGTTTGAAGATAACTCTTGTATTAGATTTACCTTTAATGACTTCTTTAAATATTTAAAGTCAGATGAATGGAACATTACAGCAGATTTAACACATCAAATGTTAAAAAAAATATCAGGAGTAACAAGAGAAAAGTTTCACATAAAAGAAGGTGTTAAGAGATGGGTGTATGTTGTTAATAAAGAAAAATTTGAAGAGGAACCGGAAGTTAAACAAGATGTTCCTGATTTTTCTAGTAATGAAAGTGCATTTTAATGATAGATAAATTTTACCCGTATCAACAAAGATATAAAATATTAGGTGGACCTGGTTGTGGTAAAACAACTAAGATATTAAAAATACTATCTGACTATTTAGCAAATGGTTTAAAACCTGAACAGGCTTTACTAATAGGTTTTGCAAAAGCAACAGTTAAAACTCTGCAAGATAGAGTGGTAAATAAAAAATTACTTACAGAAAAACAAGCGGAGTCTATAACAACAATACATAAATTTTGTTTGGATAGAATAGGTAAGCACGATATTTTTAATTCTAGTTCTAAAGCATCTTTTAAGAAAAAATATATGACAGACCCTGATAAATGGGTAATGTTGGATGATGAAAAATATGACAGTGAGGATGAGATTGCAGCACAATGGTCTGAAGAGCAAGATAAAAGATTATTTGTTTATTATGATATAATTAATAAAGCTTTACATGAATATGGTTATGATAAAAACAAAAAACATGGCACGGATGAACTGAATAAAATATTAAATTGGTTTAGAGAAAGTGAAAACCACAAATACAAAAGCGTTCACACTGAACAATTAATTTATTTTTACAATTGTTTAAAAAATTTTAAAAGTCAAAATGGAATGATTGACTTTGATGACATGTTGATAAAAGCATTATATCCAACAGTTGAGTTTCCAAAATATGAAATAGTTTTAGTTGATGAATCTCAAGACTTGTCAAAATTAGAATGGGAAGTGATATCCAAAATAGCTAGAAAGACTAGAGATCTGTATTTAGTTGGGGATGATGACCAAGCTATTTATGGTTGGAAGGGAGCTAACGTTGAAATATTTCAAAAGTGGCCTTGTAAAAAAGAAAACGTTACACGTTTAGAAAAAACACATAGATTGCCTGGTAAAATATATGATTTTGCTATTTCAATAAGGGATCAAATAAAAACCAGGTTAGGTAATGAGTTTTTTTGTGAGAAAAGAATTAAAACAAACGAAGAAGGTTCCATAGATTATATTTACGGTTTGAATGAATTAGAGGACATAGGACCAGATTCTGAAGTAATTTTTTGTGCTAGATTTAAAAATTTTTGTCGTTCATACGCATATTTTTTAAAAGATAAAGGTTTAATATTTTTAGAAAAATCACAAAATATAGATGAAAGAGGAAAACTTAAAAGTTCTTTTCCAGATAAATGTAGACAGATAATAGAAAATTGGAATACTTTACAAGAGGGTGGCTCAATAAAAGGCATTGATTATATCAAAATGGTAAAAGAAATAAAGAAAGAATTCATATCTGATAGTAAAAAAACTGCCATTACGACTAAAGACACGGCTCCTCCAGAGTTATATACTGACGAGCTTTTTTCTTACGAAGAATTAAAAAAAAGATTTTATTTAAATTGTCCTAAAGAAAAAGTTTGGCACAAAATATTTTGGTTTGACACTACAAGAATTGTAAGTCCTAAAAAACCGAAAGCATTATTTGAAGACAGGGCAGATTTTAATGATTATTTAAAAAGATGTTGGCAAAAAAACCCTACATTAGAAACTAAAATTATCGTTTCAAGCATCCATGGAGTAAAAGGTATGGAAGCTGATAAAGTTGTGATAGGCGTTGAATGGGGTTATTCATTAGATGCTTACATGTTAGGTGATGATAGAAAGGAAGACGAGGAGTTAAGAGTTTGTTACGTTGGTATTACCAGATGTAAAAATAATTTATATCTTTACGAACTACCAGGTGAATATAAAAAACCTTTTCCTCTACTACAAAATTATGTCAGAGGATGATTTACATTTATTTTTGTTAAAATTAGAAAAAGAAGTATGGGGAGAAAATTTTTTAAAATATGAAAAGGAGGAAGACGATGACGAATAAGGACATATTTAAAGACGTGTTTCCACAAGATCGTCAGATAGGTGGGAGTCACTACAAAAGGTTTCGTATACAACCCTACGAATTTATTTCAAAGAATGATTTATCATTCTTTCAGGGCAACGTTGTGAAATATGTTTGTAGATATTTATACAAGAATGGTATAGAAGATCTGGAGAAGATAAAACACTACTGCGATCTAGAAATAAAAAAATTGAAAGATAAAAAATGACACAGAAACCTTTATTTGCACCACAGTCGGAGTGGTTTTTACCGGACGATTTTCCGGATTTATCAAAGTATGATGAGATCGCAATTGATTTAGAAACAAAAGATCCTGATTTAAAAACAAAAGGATCTTCTTCGATGAGAGGTGAAGGTGATGTTGTTGGTATAGCCGTAGCAGTTAAAAACTGGGCTGGTTACTATCCAATAGCTCATGAATCTGGACCAAACTTAGAACGTGCAAAAGTTCTTGGTTGGTTTCAAGATGTTTTAAAAACAAAAGCAGATAAAATATTTCACAATGCAATATACGATTTGTGTTGGATTCATAGACTAGGGCTCACGGTTCACGGAACAATCGTTGATACAATGATTATGGCTTCATTGGTAAATGAAAATAGGTTTAGATACGATTTAAATTCTGTATCTTATGACTACACAGGCATGAATAAAAATGAAACTGCCTTGAATGAAGCTGCGAAAGAGTGGGGTATAGATCCTAAAGCTGAAATGTATAAATTACCTGCAATGTATGTTGGTGAGTATGCAGAAAAAGATGCTGAGATAACTTTGGCTTTGTGGCAGGAACTTAAAAAAGAAATAAATTTTCAAGACTTACAATCGATTGTAGAATTAGAACAAGAAGTTCTTCCATGTATTTTAGATATGAAGTTAAAAGGTGTTCGAGTAAGTGAGAAACAAGTAGACCAACTAGAACATCAATTAAAAAAATCTTATGATCATTATGTAAAAAGAATACATGATGAAACAGATATCTACCCTGAAGTTTGGGCTGCAAAGAGTATCGAAAACATTTGTAACAAGTTAGGTATTGATGATTTTGATAGAACAGAAAAAACAAATAAACCATCTTTTACAAAAAATTATTTAAAAAATCACAGAGGGCATAAAAACAGCGCAGTTTTAAGAGCAATCGCTAGTGCTAGAGAGTTGGATAAATTACGTAACACATTTTTAGAATCCATAAAAAATTTTGTATACAAAGGACGAATACACGCTGACATACACCAATTAAGAGGAAGTTTTGGTGGCACTATAACAGGGAGATTATCTTACTCAAACCCTAACCTACAACAATTACCTAATTATACTAATATTGGTATGGGTATTAGGTCTATATTTATGCCCGAGGAAGGCCATAAATGGGGTTGTTTTGACTATTCTCAGCAGGAGCCTAGGTTGGTAGTGCATTATGCTTTAGCGACGTTAGGATCCACTGGAGTGGCTTCTATTGCAGATGCATATGATAGAGGAGAAGCAGACTTTCATAGCATGGTAGCTGAAATAGCAGATATACCTAGAGGACAAGCAAAAACTATTAATCTTGGATTGTTTTATGGAATGGGAAAAGCAAAGTTACAAGCTCAACTAGGTGTAACAGAAGAAAAAGCAAAAGATCTTTTGAACACGTACCATGCACGTGTACCATTTGTAAAACAATTGATCTATCAAACAATGGATAGAGCTCAACAAAGAGGTTGGATTAGAACTATTTTAGGTAGAAAATGTAGGTTTGATATGTGGGAACCGGCAACGTTCGGGATGCATAAACCACAAACCTTTCAAGAAGCATCTTTGGAACATGGATCACGGAACATCAAAAGAGCTTTTACATACAAAGCTTTGAATAAATTAATTCAAGGTAGTGCAGCTGACATGACAAAAAAAGCTATGGTTGAATTAAGAAAAGAAGGTTTACTACCAATGATACAATTACACGATGAGTTAAATATATCCTTTAAGACCAAAGAAGAATCTGATAAAATAACAGATATTATGGAGAACTGTGTTCCTCTTAAAGTCCCTAATAAAGTTGATTTTGAACAAGGAGATTGTTGGGGAGATATCGTTGATGAAAAAGAGGAGTACGTGGATGAGGATTATTAATGGCTTATTTAAATGGAAATATACCTGTAGAATACGCACAAATTAGGAGAGAGTATTTATATGACCTTAAAAAACATCATGGAGAAGTTGAAGACTGCATTATCTTCGGCGTTACCTGTATTACTGGGCGTGCTTTACTATTTCATGCTATCATGGAAAACGGTGCAGTCTTTTACAGACTCCCTATTACGGCGTTTATTCAACGTGGATTCAAAGTCACTGACGTCCCAAGGAGACGACTTGATGAGCTTCAGCTCTGGAACTGTTTTAGTTATTATCCTGCTATTACTAGTTGGGATATCTTAGAAGCACAATCAGGAAAATACATCGGTAAAGATAAAAAATGGCACTGGGGTCGTTATTTATTTACTGTTGACTTTGCACATCCAGAGCCTAATATACTGGACACTGATCATTCTGAGATCCCGCACGAACACAAGTGCGCTCACGTACTTGCATTAAATGATGGCAACTACGCGGCACAACCTAACAACAGACTTATTTGGGACATACCATCGTTTACGGTGAAAGACCAAATACCTGATTGGAAGGTACAAACTAACTATTGGAACGTAGAAGATACACAACAGTGGCGAACAGAAGACACTGATAACTTCTTCTATGAGATAGAGGAGAAAAAAAATGATTGATAAATGTAAAAGAATTTGTTGTAAAATCTGGGACATAATTTGTTGGCCCTGGAGAAGATTCGTAAAGTGGTTATTCACAAAATAATTTATGTCTAAAAAACCACTCAACATATCTGAAGAGGCAGCTGTCCAAATGCCAATGAAGACGGTTGCCTCTTTGATCATCATCGTGGCACTCGGCACCATGGGTTACTTTCAAATAATAGAACGTTTAAATGTTGCAGACACTCGTATACAGATAATGGAGAAAGATCTTGAAGAGAACACAGAGTTTAGAATTAAATGGCCACGTGGACAACTAGGATCACTGCCCGCAGATTCTGAGCAATTTATGATGATTGAAGATCTTTATAAAACTACAGACAAACTAAACAAACACATAGAATCTATGGCATTAAACAAAGTCAACATAGAATTTTTACGTAAACAAATGGATAAAGTTTTAGTTGATATTGAAAAATTAAAAGATGCAAATCGTGAAATGAAATATACAAACGGGAGCTCACAATGATCGAGTCTGTGATAGCCCTACTTATGTTTGTAAACGG